GGGGGGGGCTCCCTAACGTCCAGATCTACCAATAGGGGCAGTCACCTGCCCCACACCTGGACTAAACCTGACGCGGCGCCTCCGGCGCCTTGTCCGGGGCTGCCTGCCCCTTCGGGGGTTCGTCCGCCGGCTTCGCCGGGGACGCCTCCCCCTCGGGCTCGTCAGCCCCAAAGAGGCCCAACTGGCGGGCCTCATCGACGTTAGCCGGATCCGAAAGGAACTCGGCCAACTCAAGCGGATTGTTCCCGAAGGACAACCGCACATCAGCGGGGAGCGTCATAAACGCAGCCCGCACATCAATCAACCGCTGCTGAATAGTCATCATATCAGCCACAGCGGAAACGTCGCCAAACTGAGCAGGCTTAAAAGCGGGCATAGGCTGCCCCGCCTGCCAACGACGCACCAACGTATTCAAGTCCGACTCCGGAAGCTCGCCCTGCAGAGTCAGCGACTCGCCCGGATCGAAATCCTCAACCAAGCGATAGGGGGAATCAGGCCCCCTAGCCGCATCACCAAACAACGAGCCATCCAACAGAGGCTCTCCCACGTCATACACTTCACCATCACGGATATCTACATACCGACGAGTCATAACACCCCCTAATGAGTAGAACGCAAAACAGACCGGGCACTATTCAGGCCCTCACGGCCAAGCTCAACCGCTCGGCCACCAATACGACGCAGCCAAGGCTGCTCACTAAGCTGCCGGGCCCGCTCACCGATCCGGGCCCAACCTTCGGCAGCCAAACCACCGATGCCGCCCAGAGCGTCCCACATATTAGCGGTCGTCTTCGCAGACGGCATACGATAACCAAGCAGCTCGTTATTCAACTGCGCTGCCCGCACCTGCTCCAAACCAAGCGGCCCAGTCACCTGCGCCTTAATATTGTTGTCAATCACCTGTCCAGTCTGCTGCTCACGCAAAAGATCAACCTCGGCCTTAGTCCGAGAAGCCATCAACGCAGACCCCGCGACACCCGCGGTAGGACTCACAACAGGAGCAGTAGAACCACCGGGGGAGCTTGCGCCCCCCTGAGAATAAGCCAACGCGGGATTAAGACCCGCCTTACGCATATCCGCAACCCCCCGCTGCCACGACGTCGAAGACATACGCTCCTGAAAATCGCGATTAGCGGCAGCAGCAGAACTAGCACCAACGTTCTGCAAAACATTACCCGCAAAATCCATAAGCGGGGCAAAAATAGACATATCAATACCTCCCGGCAAGACCGGGAATACCATACACCGGCAAACAGCGGGCAACCTTCGCGTCAAACGCGGAATCCCATTGCCACTGATCCGCATAGCCCGCAGGGACAGCGATCACACGGTCAACATTAACATAAGGCTCAACAATGAACTGATCATTAAGAGCCGGACGAGAAGCCCACTTCTGCGCGACATGCCAAGTATCCAACGAAGTGGAACCGGCATTAGAACGCATCGAAGCAGTACAAATACTCCAATCCTGCTTAAACGCGGAATACCTCTCCTGATAACCAAACACGAGCGCGTCATTAGCGTCGTTGTTATACCAAATCTCCCGGTTAAACACCGGCTCCTCCCCCACATTAGCAAACACAGGGGAAGGAACATCAAAAACGGTCTTCTGTGAAAACATAGGATGCATACCATCCTGATAGGTCATATCAGACCGCACAGAGACCATACAATACACATACCCGAACTCCTCAAAGGACTTCGCAAAACCAATGCCGTGAGCAGTAGCCACGGCCACACCAGACAAATTCCCCTGCGGAGATCCACCCGCAGTAGCAGACTGCTGAGCAATAGCTGAAATAGAAACCGGGAAGCTACCGCCCCCCAAGTACTCAGGCCGCTGCAAGCGAGCGTCCGAAGAAGTAACCCCCCATTGAGACTTCAAGTACTCAACATAGCGCGTACCGCCACGAGCGTTACGCTCCAAATACACCTGCATAGCATACGCCTGCCGAAAATCATTAATAGTACCAAGCGCATCAAAACGCACCTTAAGGTTGGGATTATCCCAACCAAGAGGCTCGGCAGCCGCCAAACCAGACTGCTGAATATTCACAGCAGTATTAGCACCAACAGCAGAACGCCTCAACTGACCCGCAGTATTCCCGTTGCTAGAATTCCACAACGTAGGAACAGCGTGAGCAGTCAGAGGCTCAACAATACCACTTCCCACCGGCAGAGTAACAGCCGTACCCTTCTGCAAGAAAGGGAGCGCCGTAGTAAAACGATCCCCGCGCTTCCCGCGCGGCAAAGGCGCATCAGTAATAATATCCAAAGGATCGGGGCCGTCATCCGTGGGAGCAGACACAGACTGCTGCAAATTCTCGTCACGATAAAGCTCGTTCCAAATCCGCCGATACCCACGCCACGGCATCGAACCAAACGTGCGGTTACTAGCACCGCCCGTAAACGTCGGGTTCACATTCATATAATCGTGAACACCGCCCTTAATAGCAACACCCGGAACAAATTGCGGCAAAATAAAGCTCGTAGAATCACCGGGGTTAGCCTGAAAACCAAAAAACTTCTCCGTGTTATCCCAAAGGATACGCCACGGAGTAAAAACGAAATGCACATCACAATACATATTGTCCATAATCGGACGGATCAGCGTATACAACCGCGCAAGCGCGGTAAGCTTCACCGTCCAAGTATCACCCGGCAACACCTGCCACACCTTAACAGGGGTAACATAACCAGTAATAAACGTGGTCTTAACACCACTAGACATATTGAACACACTCCGAGGCAACGACACCGGAGGAACCGTATTACGGCGAGCGATCGCCTTAGTACGGCTCGGAATCTTCATTCCGCCAATACCACTCACAGAACCTCCCGGTTAGAAACACGGTCGAGCAACTGCACAGCATCAATAATAAGCTCCGGCTCCAACGCCGTCACACGACCCAACACAGGGTCAAACTCACCAACCTTCCATAGCTGAAAATCGGCAGGAGACTTACAGAAAGGCAACTCGGGATCATTCACCGCAACCTTAAAAGACCGCTCAGCGGTAGCCTCGTTGAACGACACCATCGGATCACCCTGGACACATCCTGCCTTCACATCACGAACTACAAAAATAATCTTCTTCACTTGACCTCCCTACGAGAAAGGTTTAACCGCGCAACCGCAACCTCACGAATAACAGCAACTCGAGCCGGCGAGGCATCAGGATGCCAACCGGCTCCAAAATCCAAAACAGCCTGCCGAGGCTGGACTACACCACGGTCAAGAAAACGGCGATACGCCTCCACGCGGGCATCTTCACGCGCCCGCTTAACCACCTTCCAGACGGAAGGAAACAACTCCGAGAGCCACTTATCATAGGCTCTCGGCGGACGCTGACGCTTACCGTCAATAACCACATAATCCTTCGGATACACATCGCGCCAATAGCGCAAAAACCACCAGAAGCCGATACCCGGCTTCAGAGACATACCAACGAACGGACGATCTATAAAACCGTCCTCAACGATCGGGTCAGACGACCCGTCCACCTTCTTAACGACATAACCGGCCACATATGCCGCTGCCGCGGCAGAAACCGACCCAATCTCAGTACGACCGTTCGGCCAAAGACGCTGAAGCCGAACACTACGCCAAATGGAAAAATCCCCGCGCTTACCGCACGGCTCCTTATCCTCAAAATCGTAACCGAACAGAATCGCGTGATAGTGCGGACGCCCACAAAGATCTCCGTACTCACCACAGTAGAAGACTCGGACATCGCCAACCTCCTTACGGAGACGCTTAACGAAATCCTGAAAATCCTTACGGTAAAGAGACTCCCCGTAAGGCAAATGAGCATCATCATACGTCAATGTGATCATACAAGACACATCATACAGGGCGGCTTCGTGAACTACGCGCACCATCCATTGACGCCGATGCTCCAAAACGCAATGCACACATTGCCCACAAGCAAACGTAACAGGCCGGGCCAAATCAGCTCCCGGCCCAAACGAAATGCCAAACTTGCCAGACTCACCCCGACGCTTAGAATACCAAGCGTGAATGGGCGAAAGGCAAGCACTCACAGACGAATAGTACCACGCACCGAGCCCATCAGCGCGTGATTCATCTTGTGAATCCTGTCCTGCCCCTTACGATACACCTTCCTACTAGCTCCACGAGACATCTTGTACCTAGCCATTGCAATCCTCCACGCAAATAGTTATAATCACCACGCGCGCGTAAATCGCGCACGCGCACTTACATTAATCTGGGGGATCCAATGGACATTGTCAAGATGAAACTGGAGCTTGAACGGAAGAAGCTCAGGCAGGAACAGGCACTCAAGCTAACGCTTGAACACATTCAGCTACTCGACGAGCAGCTGAAAAAGACACCAAAGTAAACTTGGTGTCAACTAGCACATAGTAGAACAAGGAGTACCTATGTGCTAAGAGCCCCTCCCGCCAACAGAGCGGGGGGGG